GAAATTCTCTTCTGCCCAAAACGGTGCTCCTTCTTTCGTTATAGTTGTAGCAGTTGCGGCTGAAAAAGTAGTTATCCCACCACTCCATTCATAAATATTGGTTGATCCGTCAACAAAAAGAAGAAAATCAGCCTTTTCGGTATCAAAATCCCAGAATGTAGTGAAATTAAAAGCCACTGAGGTCAGTGATGTCATTAAATCTCTCCAAGTTACTGTATCATCAGAAGCAACATACCGATATTGTAACTTTCCATCAGCTACACCTGTTTTAAATCCAGCCCGTAGATGACGGGCTTGCCCTATATGTATATCCCAGTCGTATGAGGCTAGAATTGGGGCTATGGCGGTGTTTGCTTGCCCATCAAGTGTGAAGCCCTGTCTTGATGCAACTCGCTCTTCTGTGGTCGTTAAAACGTTCTGCGAACCAACAACAAGAACACCAGGAGGTAAATTAGTCTTATCCTCACGGTGTCTATACCCTAAGTTGTAGTTAGTAACGAGAGAAAAATCATCTCCACCACCAGTTTGTTTCGGCATATTAGAACCATCTATTTATAATATTTCTATACCCTGGACTCGGCTTCGCATAATATAGTTGTTTAGGCTTTTGGATTTCACTTTTATACATTGCTTTATATCTCTGTACTCCTTCGTTATATTTTGTAAGAAAAAACTGTCCATCATATTGTAACGCATTTCTTCCTTGCTGTTGTTGCGAAGCCAGAAATGCTACTTGATAAAACATTATATTAAATGACTCAGTATCAAGATTGACTAAGTTAGAGTCATCAGTGACATTTTCTTGATAAGCTCCAGTAATAGCGTCTCTAAACAAATATTTTGAGTAATATTCAACCTCTAGTATTGTACCCATTCTTGAGGCCCAACTATTCACAAGAACACCTGTTTGAAGTGTTGTGTCGTAAGTGAATGTAATTCTTCCATAATCGATGGCAGAAGCATCAGGAGCACCAACCGTTGCTGCTGTTCTCCAGTCAAAAGCAAGAAGATTCCACCCATCACTAAACGCATTGCTCGCCTGATCTACAGAAACAGATTTCGAATAATAGTCTCCAGCAGTAGATCCCCACCGTAACTCAATAGTCGTAACATCTGCTCCTGTAGGAAGATAAACAAATATAAATTCTGTTCCTTGATTCACCTGATCAGATAAATCTTGTGCCGTCATTGTCGAGTTTTCAATATATCCAGTGGCTTGACCAGCATCTAAATTAAATTGAACTGAACCACCAAAGTTTATGAAGTTTATATTGTTTGTTTCGATACTTGATGCTCCACCACCTACTGAGAAAGTACCGTTATCTGTAACACCTGAAATTTGATTAACCACCGTACCTTGAGGTAACAAAGGAGAGTTAATTCTGATAGTTTTTACAGAAGCATTAAAATTGATTGTGAACTGATTATTAAACGTCCACGATTTGAGCACATCAAACTGTTGATTATAGTCTTGATTATAGACATCCCGTGGATAACGAGTAGTTTGGGGTCGAATGTCGATTATTTTATTACCTTTTACATCTGTTGGCAGTGCGTAGTCATATACTTGATAAAAGATCTGATTTGCGAGTTCAGTTATACGTTTTGTTTCTTGTGGGTCAATATCTAAAAGAAGTTGTCGTGCCGCACGGTTAATAAGACCATCCAAATTAGTAATCTGGTTAGTTGTTGTCCCGTGCAAAACCCCTTCGAGATCACTTTTTAGATTAACTATACTGTATGACATATTTTTCTACCTTTATTTAGATAAGTATCAGTTTTTTTATGACATTCTCTACAAAGAGTCCTACCGTTTGATATATCCCATAACTCTCTGCATTCACGCGCTTGTTCCGTTGTGTTTATATTGTTCTCTTTAACTATGAACATGTATCTTTTAACGTGATCAACTTCCATTTTCTTTCTCTGTTTTTCTTTATTTCTAAAACCACATATTTGACAAGTCCAATTATCTCTATCCAATACAGATTTTCGCCATTCAATGTATTCAGGAAGTTCCATTATCCTGTTTCTGAGAGGTTTAGTTGCTTCTTCACCTTTGAAAACTGGACTTCCAGATCCACGAGTTCCTAACGCCCAGCACGTTCTTGAACAAAATTTTGACTTTTCCGATCTATACTTCTGTACAAGGTAGCTCTTGGAACAAACAATGCAAAATTTATCTACACTATTCCACTTTGGGTGATTTTTACCAGATTTTTCTGGAAATTTCATACCCTTATGTAAACCGTGTCCAATTTTTAACCCTGAAATATTCAACCGTTTTTTCATGACTAAATCATACTGTATGTCCTTGTTCCAAGGTCTCATTGTACCATTTCTAGCTGGATTATTTGTTTGATCTTGTTTTGTAATTCCTGTAACTTTTAAAGAACAAATTTTAGAACAATACTTTTTATTTTCCCAATAACTTTTTGATTCATTTACTTTTTTGTAAAAAACATTATCGCATATCAGACACTTTTTTGATTCCATAGGGGTATAGGTTAAATTACTTATACCCCTACTTTATCATGTTCTAGAACTTATTACAAGCCCATTCTACCTACCAAACCTATACACCAGTGCTACCCACCAGACCCACGTAGTCAGGAACGAAGACTTCTTCACGGAAGTTAGCTTGATACAGATAAGTACGGTTGTTTGAATACATCCAATCACGAAGAGCTGTTTCAACTCCTTGACGAATCAAACGAGAAACAGAATGGTTTTTTGAAAGAAGGAACCATGCAGTGTCTGAACCACCAGCAGTTGCTCCCAAGAAAGGAGAAGTATACACAGTGATACCAAAAGCTGAACGATATACGTTGATGTTGTTGTTTCCTGAATCTGCAATCAATGCTGAGTCAGTAATTTCACGAGCATGTTTGAAGAGAGCTGAAGGAATAAGCAAGATACTTGCTGTGTTTCCCATGATTACACCTGCTTGATTTCTTTGTTCAGCCAATGAGACTAAACCAAGATTCAAAGTTGTTGGAGAAAGTGCTCCAGCAACTAAGTTACTTTGTACTCCACCACCAATAAGTGGGTGAGCTGAGTTAACCAATGAAACTCCGTCAGCAGTCAAAGTTGTAGTGAAAGCATCACGAAAAAGATTCATTGCATTATCGTCTTGTGTAACACGAGCCATCTGAGCAAAGTCAGATACAGCTTTTGACCAAACACCATGCATATTGTCATCAAAGAGATTCTTTGAGATTTCAATACCTTGAGCAAAGTCACCAACTAAAGTTGTTTGTTTGTTAGTAACAGAAGGAGTTGACATTGGAACAGATTGTACTTCTCCAATTTTTGGGAAAAGACCTGATCCTTTGAAAGTTTCTGTGATGTATGCAGCGTGAGTAGTTTCAACTGGACGGAAAAGTTCAGCTGTTCGAGCATCTGCAATACCAGGGAAGGTAGCGTTTGCGTCGAAATTTTGATGGAACACTGCATCAAGTTCCGTTTGCACGATGGCAAAATTTTGAGCTTCTGTGAACATATTGTAGAATTAAATTTTTAAGTAGCATTTTTTCACAAAGCATTTTTATCTTTAACTAGGCGTTATACGCAAGAGCTTGACGAAGTGAGAAAGCAACCATACCTGGATATTTCGCAACATCAAGAGGTTCAACTACAAGTCCGTTTACTGCATTATCAGCAGCGAGAACAGTTTGAACACCAGCCGCTGTAACATCTAAAAGAACACGATCTCCTACAAGAGCATCATATTCGGCTTGAGTGTCCCAAGTAGCCGCAACAAGGGGAGCAGCCATATAGACAACACCTGGCAAAAGACGCATTACATCTACAGTACCAGCAGCAGCAACAGTATCAGTTGAAGTTGACATTGCAATACCTGCAAGAAAATCAGTAGCAACAACAGGCAAAGTATTTGAGTTAGCTGTCCAAACTTTTACTACAGCAGCACCAAGATCTTTGAGAACAAGTTCACCTGCTTTAATTGAAGCGACTGCTCCAGATGCAACAGCAAACTTTTCCACCGATCCACTACCAAATGGACCTTCACGAAGGATTTGTATATCTCCAAGAGCCATAAAATTAAAATTAGATTATTTAACGCTTATTCTTCAACATATTCGCTTTAACTCTTTCTGGGTCAAGATTACGCTTTTTGAAATACTCAAGTTGTTCTTTCGTAAAGAAAGTATCGTTTACTTCTTGAGTTTCATTATGTGTACCTTGACTAGAATTTGTTATTTGTGAACGTGTCTGAAGAGATAGTTTTAGCTCTCTATTTTCTTTAAGAGCTTGTTCGATGATAGCTTCACGAGCTTTAGCATTTCTAGCCTCTTGAGTTTCAAGTAACTTTTCTTGTACCTTACGCTCAATGAGACTTTCCATGTCCTCAGCTTCTTCAAGAGGTTCATCATCAAAGACCTTACCTTTAGCTTTAAGAAGACCCCGTCGGTAGTTTTCTTTTTCAGCTTCAATACGCTTATTCTCCGCAAGGAGAGCCTCGTATTCGGCGGCAAAATCCACCTCTTGACTTTGTTCCTGTGGAGCCTCAGAAACTTGTTCAACTCCAGGAGCAGGTGCTGCCGTCTGCTCGGTTTCAACAGCTTTGATGTCTTCTGACATAATAATTTATTTTAAAACGCTTACGGCTGTGCGTTCCCCGCTAATCTAAGTAATTAGGTGTGAGGTATTGTGAGAAATGCTTTAAGAAAACTCACGCCACGCCCACACCCAAGCACCTATTTCTTGGATTTATATTTATCAAATATATCTGCTATATTCTTCTGAATTGAAAGGTTAAACAACATCATCTTACCGCTCTTCATATCATCAAAGCTCTCACTCTTTTCAAACATTACTTCGTATGCTTTCTTTTTAAGAGTCTCTTGAAATATATTCCAGATCTTTGTATTGAGTAGAAATGCCACCTCTGCCTTTACTGAATTTATTTCCTGTTCTGTCATCAATACACCATTCAAAAGTAGTTGTCCTGCTTTACTTATAGTTAAAACTTCTTTTTCATCAATTGTTGGTAACTTTTCGTTTTTTTGTTTTTTCAGCATTTTTTTTTGCATAATATTATAGAAAGTCTGACTTAAGAGAAGAAAGAGGTCGCTTTGTAATTTCTTCTCTTAGAAACCCATCAATTGCATTCTGCATCCCTTCAATCATATTCAGAGCATTGTGCAACTTTTCTTGAGAAAACATCTCTAGTGCTTTTGTAAACCTTTCAACATTCTCACCGTCTTTATCCAGCATTGAAAACAAATTCATTTCTTCGACAGTTTGTTTGGTCAACTGATTATTGAAAGCCTGTCTTAAACCCACTGATAAAGTCTGGCAAAACACCTTTGCGTCGTCTATACTTTTAGAGTTGTCCAGTAACATTGGATAAAACTCATCTTTTACTCGTTGTCTCATTCTCTTTGTTTCTTCCATTTGGATAGATTCTTTGACTAACTGTTCTTTTGTCTTCTCTTCTCTTTTTGTTTTCATAGCATTTTGTGTTTAGGTTTTCTACCACGTTTCTTTGGAACCTTTGGTTCGTCTTCTTGTTCTTCTTTGTCTAGAGACTCAAGTAATTCTATAAATAATTCTCTGAAGTCTTCGTTTGTACTCATTAAATGTCCTTGAAGACTTTGGATGTTTAGAGCGGATAGGTCTTCGTTTGTATACCCGTCTGTAACCACTACCCCACCAGAAACATGTGTGTACCCCGAACGTTTTATATGGAATAGACTTACCAGTTTTTGTTTGACCTCTGAGGGTAGACAGAGCCAATCAAAAGTATTCATTTGTTTGAACATAAGCATTTTTTTAATTACTACACCGTTGTACTAGACATTGGTGCTTGACTAAGTTGATTCATTGAACTCATTGCTTCGAGCGGACTACCGCCGTTTTGGACTCCTTGAGAAGCCATCTGTAACATATCCATACCACCCTCTTTTTTCATAAACTTATCTGGATCTTTTTTAGTTGTAGGACTTGTTGCAAATAGTAGGTCTCGTGTTATTGTTTCTTGATTTGATAAAGGATTTTGTATCGCTCTGTCATATGTCTCAAGTGCATAAGCTCTCTCAAGATCTTCACTCATCGGATTAAGTACATCAGGAGTTATAGCAAGATAATACTTTAGATTTCTGAATAACTCAGGATTTACTTTGTAAAGTTCTTCTTCCCCATCTTCACCACCTTGTTCTGATAACACTTGATAACTCATTTCCATTTCTTGATCCTCGCTTACTGGCTCTGAAGGTAGACTGTTATCAAACTTCACCCGTCTAATCTTTGACTTACCATGGCTTTTCTTTTCTCCCATAAAGAAAGTCTTATATACGAGTTCTGGATTATCAGTTAGTCTATCCACATCTGCAATTGTAAGGTATTGAAGAATATCTCCCATTCGTAACTTTCCAAACTGTTTAACGTGGTCTGAGATCATCTTTATAAAGAGACCAAGAACTGTAGCAGCATTTTGTTCAAGACGTGAAATCTCATATGCTGTTTGAGACCCTGCATTTGCCTGGCCTGACTGTAACGGATCTTCCGAGCTTGCATTAATACTTTCGTCCACCTTAAACATCGTGTCCATTCCTGCCCTAAGATTCGTAGAAAGATTAATAGCTCTTAGATCAGCGTCCTTATCACTCAAAGTTGTAACAGCTCCTGGAACGATTACATCTGATCCAATAATTTCTCCACCAACATTGATCATCGGAGGCATCAAATTGAGATAAGTACCATCAATGATCATTGGGTAAAGAGTATTGATAATATCAGCATCGGGTCCAAGCTTGAAAGCAAGAGACTTATAATAAAAACACTTATTATTGATGATTTCATACCCAAATTTATCAAATGGATAAAGTTTATCATTACGTGGATTCGGATTATCGTGATCTGTTAGCATCACCCCATTTACAATGATTATCTTCAGGTCAAGTCCTCTATTCCAGTAGATTACTTCTTCACCTTCCTCTTGACGCATGTTTGGATCATAGACTTGGTAGAAAGATTGATTTGCATCGTTATAAATCTGCTGTACACCCGGACGAACATATTTGAAGTTCTCATATTTATGGGCATACTTCGACTCTAAAAGAGAGTAAGACTGTACACGTCTCCAAATGAGCCACCCTTGCTTTTGAAGATCTGCTTCAAAGAAGTTCTCAATATAAAACTCATTCACGGGTACAACAATGTTCTGAAAACCTGAAAGAGTTTCATCTAGTTCAATCTCTTCTTTCCACTTCCCAGTCTCATCCTTATCTCTTTTTACTTTTCTGAATGCTTCAGCGTATTCTGTGTATCCAATAGAAGCTGGAGAAAACAAAGCTGTAATAGTTCGATACAGTGAATGATTTGTATAATTTGATTGATCCGCAGCCCACTCATTCAAATCTTCCATTACCTTAGCCGCATCTGTCTGAACCTGACTTTGATTGTTATATGCAAATACTTTTGGAAAGATGAGACGAGCGGTTGCATGAGCAGCAATTGAAATACATTTATTCCTTACCACAGGACGCATAGCACGACTCTTCCAGCTGTTTATTTCATCAGCCACAGGAGCATCACCATTATTTGGCTGATACGTATTGAAAGCCATTTGATCAATCTGATCTCTTTGAATAACAGACATGTCATTGAATTCAACACGAGGTTTTTGCATTGTCGTATCCCCAAGAGCAAAATGCTTCAAAATCATCTCATATATAGGCTTTACTTCATCTGAAATACTATAATTAGATGTTTCATAAGGAATAGAACCAGACGGTCCTAGCTTTGAAACAGCATTTATAAATTCTTCTCTAGTTTTTAAAATTGACATAACTTATCTTCTTAATCCTGTGGGGTAATATTGTTTAGCTTTTTGATTTTGCGAAGGTTTTAAATCAAACCATACTCTCATCATTAAACTATCAGCTCGATCTGGAGACCTACCAAGAATTTCCTTCATTTCATCTTTTGTGATAATCTTTAATTTTTGTTCTTTATCAGAATCTCTTGTTTTTATCACCTCAAGTTCTTCAATGGTTAAATCTTGCTCAGCAATTGAAATATTCTCTAACCTTATTTTATGATTATTCACCTTTTCAGAAAATATGTAGTAACATTGGGCTTTTAAATGTTGATAATTCTCTGGTTGATGTGTAATTGGATTTTCTAATGGAGTTGAATTATTTACAAAACCTTTTATACCCCTTATACCATCTACTACGCCACCACCAACACCATCTTCATCGACAATAGCATGCGAATATGGTATTTCTTCTTTCTCTAATAACTCTTTTATTTTACTATTCGTGACATCTATTCCTTGCCCTTCATAGATAATTGTTTTATAGCATTTCCATCCCTCCCACAAACGTATTATTGTCTTATCTTGTCCAAATCTAGCAATATCTGCGGTTAAATACTTTTCTTTACTTTCCTCTACTGTGTTAGTAAATATATCTGTTAAAGCATCATAATTCATCAAGCAGGTTGGATCGTCGTCGTATTCCCAATTCCCCAACATCAACCGCTCTTTCATTTGTTTGTCTTTAATTTGTTGTAGTTGTTTACCGTAATCTTCTGCTGTAAACGGATTATCTGAATAGAGTGATTGTATAAAAGCAATGTTCTCTGATAACTGTCCAGCTCTGAAAGGTTTATAGAATGTGTTATACGTCCAGTTTTTCTTTGGATTGCCAGTAATTGCAAGTGTTGGTCTGATCCCTAACTCTTTGTTTAAGTGTCTTCCTATACGAGACTTTAAAACCTCAAAGGCTAGACTATGTATTTCTCCTGCCTCTTCCAACGCACCATCCGTATATTCAGTTGATCCGAAACGTTCGTACAATGGATCAGATGGAAGAAACTTTAAATCTAATAAATCAATTCTACTTCCATTTTTAAACTCTATATAATTATACTGTCCGTTTAACTTCCAATCGTCAAAAGGAATATTATGAAATTTACAAACTTTATTCCAAGTTATAAATGTTGATTGCATTAAACGTTTATAACTTGGAATAATCTATAACCTGGGTAAAAATATGAATTTACTAACCGTGTCTCACATAACCACCAACTCTTTCCTCCACCAGCTCCACCACCTAAAAATATTATATCTTTAGTCTTCAGAGCTTCCCATGCCTCATGTTGTTTTTTTGTCGGTTGAATCGTTGGGGTTAACATAGTTGAAACCTATAATCCTCTCTCCTTGACTCGTATGGTCAATTTCTTGTTTTCTTGAATAGTTTGTTTTATCCAGTGTTTCTTTTACAAACTTACTCATGTCAGCAACTGTTCTGACAAAGTCCTTATCACTAACTGGTAGTTGTAAAATGTCATCTATATTCTTATCAGCAAGCATTAGTTTTCTATCTCTTTTCCATCCTTCGACAAGGTCAGCAAGATTCAAATAATTATCTGAATGCCAAACATAAAGTGTACCCTCATTTATTTCGCTATGCTTAGCAATATCTTTCAGAGTTCTACCTTCAAGAATACCCTGCTTTATTTGTTTAAGGACTTCACCTGTAAGTTCTGTTGGTCGTCCTGCTTCTCCCATAAAAAATTCTTATCGTTATGCCCCATCTAAGGCACAACGGAATAATTCTTTACGCTGGTTGTTCTTCGATAATAGGTTCAACCAATACTTCTTCTACCTTTGGTTCTTCAATAGATTCTACTGGAGCGTCAACGATCGCTTCAATTACTTTTTCTTCTTCCATAGGTTTGATAACTTTAACTTCAGATACATCTGAAAGTGATTGAATTTTAACTGTATTTTCTTTTTCTCCGAATACTGTAACAACAAGATAGTTACCAGATAGTTGAACACCATTTTGATCTAAAACACTATTCATTTTTGTTTCTTTACCTTGGATGTCTTTAATAACTATATTCATAGATTATTTTCTTTTTTGACTATTAAGTGATTCTGAAAGTTCAGAAGCAAGTTTTTTACCTTTACTCTTTTCTTGAGTAATTTTACCAACCTTTATACGTTTTTCTCCCGACATATTATTTCTTTTTAAATGAGTTAGCCTTCATTAAAAGATCACCTGGCATAACTGAACCTTTAATATGCAGTTTATCTTTTAATTGAGAAACCTTTTTCTCCATAGTTTTTACCATTGGAGATTTAATTACTTTTTGTACTACTGGTTTTATAGCACTTTGAATTACTTTCTTCATATATTTTACAAAACAGTTACTCCATCCCATGGGAATACAACGCCGCCAGAAGTGCCACCACTCTTGATATATCCATATGCCTTAGTATTGATTGTCTGAGTACCAACTCCAAATAAAGTTTCATCACCCATGAAAATACTTGGCAGCGTACCTTGCAACCCAATATGACCAGCTGTTGATGAACTTAGCCATAATTCAAGTGTCCTATAAGAACCTGAACCAGTTGCGTCGTTCGAATATCCAATCGCAGAATCAATAATCATACCAACTGATGGACTGTATAAATAACAACCCCCGAGGGACAAAGCGGTCGTCCCATCAACGGCTGACAATCTTTTCCATGATGTAGTAGTAAGACCTGCAGCCGCCGCCATATAAACGGTAGTATTGCCACCAGCATTATTAAAAGTAACAACTGGGTTCGCATCAGCAGCGATTGTATTAACTAATTTGCCTGAAAACCCAATCATATAAGTAACAGCGTTTTCCGACCAGAAGAGGACATCATCACCTTCATCACTTGCAATTATTGAGTAGTTCGCAACCCCACCAACGAAACCGACAGCATCTGTATAATGAAGTGCTATAGCGAGCTTAGGGTTAAGCCAGTTTGCTGCATTCTCTGGATCTGCTTGATTTGCAGTAGTATCAAAGCCGCCGGTGGGAGCTGTAATAGTCTTAATATTATATGCAGCATCATATTCAAAAAGAACCTGAAAAGGATTTAGAGCACTACCAGATTGCAATACAATGTAATCACCAACAACGAGTGCACCAGTACGCCATGAATTATCGGCTGCTAATGTGCTAACGGCATAAGGATCAGCGGGTACCTCAAAAGGAGAAGCTGCTGCACTTGAGTAAGTCTGAATAATAGACCATGGTGCTGTAGGTCCCAGATATACAGACGTGGGGTCATTGATCAGATATTTGACCATGTCTTGCATAAAATCCAGCAAGGTAGCTTTGTTTACGTTTGGATAGAAATTTGTATATGTTGCCATATAGAAAAAAATTATATAAAAGTTTAAATAAATACCCTAAGGATCTATAACTGCTTGAATAACTACCTCTGGTATAATTGGTCCAAACAATGCGTCTGCATCGATAACTTGCTCCAAAGTACCCAGTTCAAATAAGGGTCCAAATAGTTGTCCAAGGTCAACGCTACCAGAACTAATATTAGGAACAAAAGCCATAAAATAATGAATTAACCTTTATTCGAAAAAGGAAGACAAACCACATTTATATTACCAGCAACATAAGTGGTAACTCGAAAGTTTAGCCATTTAAGGCCAGAAACGTTGACCATTAAATTCTTTGTGTCGTCAGCACCAGCGAATGCTAAACCAGTATTACCAACAACGATTGTTCCTGGTTCTAAGTCCCACATAGATAAGTAATCCCACTGATTTGTCGCAGATTGTGCTGCTGTAAAATCTGGGACGGCATCACTATCTACACTCTTACCCATAGACCCAACACACTTTACAGTCAAATTCGCATTTGTAGCACTAGAGATACAAACACAAATATCTTGATAATCTGTAACATCAATACTTGTTCCAATACCTGTTGATGCTTTAGCATTTAAAATAACACGTCTTTGGACTAATCTATCTGAAGTAGACATATACAATTTTTTATTCGAGTTAATTCCTGTTGACGGGCCGTAATGTCTCAGCGCCTGGTCCCGTCCCGACAACACAGAGGTTAGTCGTATTGCGACGCATCAACTGAAATTAACATTTTTTACCTTTTTTCTTTTTCATAGATTATATACTTTCACCTCGACCTTTCGAAGAACCAAGAGGTATTGAGGTTTTTTGTTTAATGAACGTCCAATCAATAGATTGAAGTGAAAATATATATTAACCTGAATACGAGATTCAGATGTTATTCAAAAAGAAAACTAATTCTTTTTATTCCATCCAAGAAGATAATATGTTAGGGCCGAGGCCACCTATTACCTCCATGCTTGTCGTGGACAGATGGATATATACTTATTTTTCCAATTCACAAGATAACAAGTTGTGCCACTCTTCCATTATTTCTTTTCTACTAGCAAACTTCCTCACGACAAGACCTTCAAGAGCCTGAAACAAGACGTCACAATGTGGAGCAGATTTATCAAAAATAATATTAACAACTTCTAAGCCGTCAAAACAATTTGAAGAGGATGGGTTTATAACTTTATTCTTTTTAAATTTCATATAAAAAAATAGGCCAAAAAAGAGCCTATCGAATAGTATTATATTGTGGATTGCTTGACATAACGAATCCATTTTATACTTATGTTTACAGTATACGCTATATAATTCTATGTGTTAATAGGCTAGGGTGTGCATAAACTGTTGACACAATGTAATTATACATAACAAGTTATACACAGATTGACTTGATTGAATTTAAAAAGTATGATATAGTTCTTGTACCGATGAATATGAAAATATTCTGAAGGTGAGCGCATATAACCAAACCACACGTCTATTAAAACACCGTTTAGAGTGTGTACCTACAGAAACCGAAAGGTCTATGTAGGTGTGCCGCTCCAAGCGGTTTTTTTGTTTTTAAAAGGTCGAATATGTTAATACCAGGAGGCTGCACTTTGTGGGCTAGACAAACCCTAGATAGTGATATATTTAAAAATAAACCAGATAAGTGGTTTAAAATATGGTTTTATATTGTAAATAAAGCAAACCATAGAGATAACAAAGAGTTTAAACGTGGGGAAGCATTTCTAAAATACGAGTGGATTGTAGAGGCGACAGGGGCAACAAAAAGCCAAATTGACCATTTCATCCGTTGGTCGAAGGTTGGGAGAATGTTGGCGACACGAAAAGCGACACGCGGACTGTTCATTTCTGTGCTAAAATATGAGCAATTCCAGAATATTGAAAACTACAAAAGCGACAGCAAAAGCGATTTAAAAGCGAAACAGAAGCGAAACAGAAGCGACACTATAAACAAGAATGATAATAATGATAAGAATATAGTCGATTCGCCTAACGGCTCACCGACAGTAACAAATAATTTTATGTATGAAGAATTGAACGACGGAGAAGTGACCTATGATTCAGAGGACAATCCAAAGAAGAAAGATACGTTTGGTGAGTATCCAGCTCGAGTGTCGGTTGAATATTGTAAGCTAACGGGGAATAATCGAGCCTCTGCCCAACTCAAGGCCGCAAAGGAATTGATGAAACTCGCTCTCAAGAATTATCCAAAAGATACGAGGGAACAACATTTTGAGGAAATAGTCTCTCGGATGAAGATCGCTAAAATCCATTACGAGAACCTTCCAAATCCTATTACGGAGTGGTCACTCGGAAAAATTGTTGAGAAGTGGGATAAAATACTTTCAGAATGGTATCAAGAAAATTTAAAACTTAAAAAATAATTGTATGAGTGAATATCTTGAAAAATCTCTCAAAGAGGGTGTTACACTAGACCGCGTTGTACCTATCAGCACAAAGTCTTATCAGGAACTTGCAATTGAAATGCTAAGAACTGAAAAATCTCCTGCTATAAAAACAGGCTTTGCAGAACTTGATGACTTATTTGGTGGATTTGAGAATGGACGCTTGTACGTACTCTCAGCTCCAACAAAATCTGGGAAGACCACCTTTGCCCAAACGATCATGTACCGAATGGCAAAGAATAAACAACCATCACTTTTCTTTTCATACGAGATGGGAAACAACGAGGTAGTTGAGAAGTTTTACGATATGGATCGTTCCGAGTGCCCTATCGCGCCAACAGATCTACCGCTTTTCATGCCCATTGATCTTCATAGGCAAGGCGGAGAATTACAATATTTGTGGATGTTTGAGGCTATAGCCAAAGCTAAGAGAGAACGTGGTATCAAACTAGTGGTTATTGATCATCTCCACTTCTTGCTTCCACTTCGAGACTTCAAAAATACGTCGTTCATTATCGGCGGGATCGTTCGTGAGATCAAACGCATGGCTGTACTTCTCGAAATACCGATAATCCTTATCTGCCATATTGCAAAAATCAAAGACAACAAAGTACCTGACTGGACTGATATTCGCGACTCCTCGTTTATCACACAAGAGGCGGATGTTGTATTTATGCTTTATCGTTGTACAAACGCAGAAGCACCCAAGAAAACCAGTGAGTCGTCCACAGTCGCAACATTCACAAACGAAGCTATATTTTCAGTCGAGCTAGATCGAGTTCGAGGAAAATCTGGAAAGTTGAAACTCTTCCACAACGGAGTTATGTTTGAAAAAAGCTATATATAATATGCACGACATCCTTGACCTTACACCAGAACAAGAAGCGGCACGAAGAATGCTGTTTACAGAAGTTTTAGAGGACGACATACGAGACTCAAGAAAACTAGAGTTTGATTTATCGAAAGCACAAGTTGAACACGGAATGTACTTTGGAGAAACAATGTTAGAGACGGCTAAACATAAATTATTCAAACAAGACCTTACTGTAAAAGAACTTGAAACATACAACAAAGTTGTAAAAATGTACGATAACGCATTAGAATTTGGAAGGAGGTTTACTAGCGAAGATTATAAAAAGTTTTTATGATTCACTTTCACTCAAAACCTAACTTTCCATACAAGATAGTTTTGAAAGGGCGAGACGGAAAGAAATTTACTTATTACTCATACGACACCGAGTATTTATCATATGACGATACAAATCTCGAAGTCGAAATAACACAAAACAAATATGACCTGCCAACACTGCCAAAGCAATCAAGCCTTTTTAGATGACGAAGATGGCTCTATGCTCGTTCGATGCCCTGTTTGTCTATCAAAAGATGTCTATATGCGTCCGTAGATAACTTATCAACACCGTAGCGTACGCAGGCTATTGACAAGTGGATAAATATGTGGTATAGTATGTATGTAAGGTTGAAGAGAGAGGTTAGCTGATTAGCACTTTCTCATCGCTGGAAAAGGAAGAGGTGGTGTCACTGACAAGCTGATAACTACCTCTCCCCTTAGAAAGCACACAGCCTTTTAAATCGTTCACCTTGTGTGAAAATAGTTCATTTACAAAAGTTGACTCGACATAGATACATAGTGTATAATAGCTAGGTTATCTACACTATGTTAATCTAAACGATATATGTCAAAATTGGAATGCGTGTATTGCGGGAGTTTCGGGGATACTATGGATCTTTTTGTACCATGGACTTACATGCATCCTGGAAGACGAAAAAGATCGTTGAGACAAACACCAAGAAAAAATTTAGTCCCCGCTTGCCGAGAATGCAACAACATTGCAGGCAATAAAGTTTTTGAAAGACTAGAAGACAAGCGGGAATATATACAGGGTAGACTTAGTATAAAATACAAAAGAATTATCGATTTACCGCATTGGTCTGAAAAAGAGTTAAACGGGTTAGGGTATGGAATACGAGCTGGTTTAAAAATTAAGTTATTAGCTCGTAAATGGGTGATGAACAGAATAAATTATCCATATATCACATTCGATATAACGACTACAGAAGAAAGTTTACAAGAAATAATGTTAATACTTACGAAATGATATGACAGAAGAAAAATGGATAAGTGTTTACCAATATTCTAAAAAATACGGTAAAACAAAACAACAACTATATCTCGACATGAGAACAGGCAAACTTCCAAAAGAAAAATGGCGTAAAGCGACAATCGAAGTATCAAGGCTTCAAATCCTAGATGAAGATTAAAAACTAATATAAATACAAATATGAAAAATCGCACAAAAAGAGTTTACATAACTAAGGCAATCAAAAAACAATATTTATACTGGAAAATCTTAATTGTGGTATTCGTAGTAGCAGTATGTGCCTTTGGAGCCATAGACCAATATACACAACGATATATTGCAAGTCTCACTCCACGAACAATATTCTCACATCAATTCATACAAAAAGCTCAAGCAAAAGAAATATCAAAAGTAGAAAATATACTGGGAATCCCGACTATACAAACAAAGAGTGCAAATGCTGGTGAAAGTGTTGAACGGGCAATCCGAAGAATTGCAAAAGAAGAAAACTTCAAATGGCCAGATTGGTTGGTAAAAATTGCAAAATGTGAAAGTTCTCTTAATCCGAAACTTACAAATACAAAAGGAAATAATCCGAAGACAAGTACAGACCGAGGTTTATTTATGATTAGTGACTACTGGCATAAAGAAGTATCAAATGAGTGTGCATTCTCAGTAGAGTGCAGTACAAAATTTGCAATAAAACTTACTATGCAAGGTAGACAACACGAATTTGTGTGTAACCAAGTTATTAAAAAATAATTCTATGGAAACTTTTTCAAGTGTTGAAGCTTTACAAGAACAAATAATCAGAGTTCTCGAAGAGAAATGTGAAGTCCAAAGACAACTCATCATAATGTTAGAAAATAAGTTAAAAAATAAATAATCTCTAATGATATGTCAGAAGAACAAATGAATCTTTGGGTAGCAGTACAAACAAACGTAACACAAGCATATAGTCAAGGAGGTATTTCACTTTCAGAAGTAGCCAATGCAATCGCTGATAACTTAGACACTGCAGAAATACAAAGACTTATGTTTTTTCTTCAAGAAGAATTTGACAAAAAGTTAAAAGAAAATAGTATAACTTTGTAAATATGAATCAAGAATTACAAGACGAAATTCAATCCGACAATACAAGTATGGAGGAAAAATTTGAAGCACTAGAGCTTTCAGAATGTTGTGGTGCGTGGAAAACAGATTATGGATTCTGTTCCGCCTGTCACGAACATATTTAACTCAATAATCATAATTATATGGGGAATGCAATGAGACTTTTAGAAAGTACAATATGGGGTGGTTGGAAAAACGTTCCACCAATTACAAAAAGAAAAATAGAACGTGCAGAATATGAAAAAGCAAAAGCGATTGTGAGTGAATACGAATGTACGGAATTATCAAAGAATGTACATAGTGGTCATTTCAAGTGTACAGAGGTAGATTGTATTTTATAATAATTATATGAAAGCATTATACGCAAAACTGCTGAAAATTCAACAAGAAATAAAAGCAATTAAGAAAGACGAAACAAACCCATTTTTCAAAAATAAATACTTTGATATCAATGGATTGCTTGAAGAGTTGAAACCAGTATTGAATGCAAATGGCGTTGTTGTAATGCAACCTATTGCAACAGTTGAAGGAAAGTCAGTTTTAGAAACATTGATTATTGATATTGAAAGTGGAGACCAAATTAAAAGTTTTGTACAGTTACCAGAAAACATAGACCCACAAAAAATGGGGAGTGCTATAACATACTTTCGCAGATATTCACTACAATCATTTTTCCTACTTCAAGCTGAGGACGATGACGGAAATAAAGCAAGCGAGAAAAAAGAAAATCCAGATAAAAGCCACGCTCCACGACCAATCACACAACCTATTACTCAAAATAAATTCTAAAATATGCAAGTTACACTCAAAGGAATCGTAAACGAAAACAAAGTTGGAAAAAATACAGGAAAATCTTTTATTTCATGCCGCTTGCAAGTCTTCTCAAATAATCTACAAAAAGATGTATGGCTCTCTGGTTTTGGAGATGCTATGACAAAAACATGGAGTGCTGGAGATGTTATAGATATTGATATTATTCCTAATGGAGAATATTTCAACTGGGCTGTTAATGAAAATACTCAATCAAGTCCAGATAAAAAACTTTTATTGCTTCAAAGAATTGAAACAAAACTTGATATTATTATTGGAAAATTGAATGCAAGACCACAAGAAAATGCTGAAATTGTAAAAGAAATAGCAAAGGAGTTTAATGGAGAAGTATCAGATTTTGGGAATCCAGTTGGAGAGATAAAAGTTGAGGATATACCATTTTAAATATGAATCAGCACTACTTGCGCATAACAGACAAATGTTCAATTCCAGAATCACTTGAAATAGACAACGAATACACTTTTGCTGGTATAATAACTATAGAGAAAATTGAAAAGGCAAGTAATGGAGAGGGGTTCGACTTTACCCACAAGGCAAAGTTTACAAGTCATTTAGAGCTTCAAAAAGGTGATAAAGTATTCAAAGGTACAAAGAAGTCATCTATCTCACAAAAGATGCGTAACAGGGCGTATATAGCCTCTAACGAACAAGGAATAGACCACGATACATATTATGAACAAATGGGAAATAAGATTATAAGATATTGGGATTTAGTTGATACATTTTTGAAAGATAAAAGTTAATATGAAAGATTATGAAAGCAAATAAACACGCACAGATAATGGCCAAAGTAAAATGGAAGAAAAATCCAAAGACAAAAGAGGAAATGTCGGCAATGGGTAAGTTAGGTTGGACCGAAGAAAGACGACAAAAACAAAGAGAAGCGATGAGAAAAGTTAATCAATTGAAATATGGAAAAGATAAAGAAGAAAACAAAGTTTAAGCGTTGTCCAGTTTGTAAAACAGAAACAATAGCAATGATTTGTTGTAAAAAGTTACTCAAAGAATCCTATGCAGAGAATAAGCCAAAAAGTAAAAGAGGAGAATCAGAAGAATAAGTTTTTCGATAAGTGTTGCGTACCAAATTGCCCTGAAACAGATATTACATGGCAACACAGTTTACAGTATCGGGGTCGCCAAATTGCAGACATAGTCGTCCCGCTTTGTAGAAAACATCACCTTGGTAATGGGCTCGGTTCTATCACACGAATAGGGAGTTTATGGAGTGAGTTGTGGAGTATCACATTGCACCGAGAGTGGCTTTTAAAAAACTGTCCAAAGTTTGACTGGATAAAAAAGAAAAAAATACTTAGAAAATATTTTAAAAACCTGGGTATGAAAAAGATTAAACTTACACAAAATAAATATACACTCGTTGATAACGAAGATTTTGAAGTGTTCAATAAATATACGTGGTGCGCAGTAAAAGACGGAAATACGTTTTATGCGCAAAAGACTACCAGTAAAAAAGATGGGTCTACAACAACTGTTCGACTACATAGAGAAATTATGAAACCACCAAAAGAACTTATGATAGACCATATTGATAGAGATGGTTTAAATAATCGAAGAAGTAATCTTAGATTTTGTACAAATACTCAAAACCAAATGAATAGTTGTAAAAATAAAAACAATACTAGCGGATTCAAAGGCGTTTATATAGATAAAGGAAAGTTTAGATCAAGAATTTCCTTTAACGGTAGACGGATTCATCTAGGATTTTTCGATACCAGAGAAAAGGCTGGAGAAGCATATCAGGATGCTTGTGTAGAATTTTACGGTAAATTTGCTAATTTAAAATAAATAAGTGTGAAGATAAAGAATCACCTATAGAATTTAAATACTATGTCTCTTGTACAGAAGAAAAAGCGTGTCCGTTTCACTTGTCCACTGGAGGATCAAGAACAAATAGCAGTAGTACAATACCTAGAGTCAAAAAATCTAAAGTTCACAGCGATTCCAAACTCAACATACACAACAAGTTGGAATCAAAAAAGAAAAAATAAAGATACTGGGTTGCGAGCAGGACTACCAGATTTACTGATTATCATAAAAGAAAAACTTGTATTTATAGAAATGAAACGTATTAAAGGAAGCAGTACTCCTCAAGAACAAATAGACTGGATTACAGCTCTAAATATGGTTCCAAATGTTTCTGCACGAATATGTAAAGGCTCTGACGAGGCGATAGAGTTTATAAATAATTTTTAAAATAACTAACACATAACAATATGTCCGACTCAAACAAAAATTGTGCTGTTTGCAATGCCTGCTATGCCTGCGATTCCTGCAATGCCTGCCGTGCCTGCTATGCCTGCGATTCCTGCAATGCCTGCGATTCCTGCAATGCCTGCCGTGCCTGCAATGCCTGCTATGCCTGCGATTCCTGCAATGCCTGCCGTG